CCCAAACACCCGTAAAAATTGATTTGTCGGGAATGGCTAAAAAGGATTAAATATGGCAGTCAATCTTGCACCAATCGGTAACGGTTTTCAATTCTTTACCAACACAGGCATTCCACTCAATGGTGGGTATATCTACACCTACCAAGCTGGCTCTACAACCCCGCTTGCAACCTACACAACTGCAACGGGAACTATTGCCAACACCAATCCTATTCAATTGGGGACAAGCGGTCGCCCCCCACAAGAAATTTGGTTGACTGAGGGTTTTTCTTACAAGTTTGTTTTGACTGATTCTGCCAATGTGCAGATTGCCACTTACGACAACCTTTATGGAATCTTGGGAACGGCTGCGGCAGTTAACCCAATCCCTGCTGGTGGCATCATTATGTGGTCAGGTTCTATTGGTTCAATTCCTGTAGGCTATTACCTTTGCAACGGCTCTAATGGCACACCAGACTTGCGTGATCGCTTTGTGGTGGGTTCTGGTAGCACCTATGCTGTAGGTAACACAGGCGGCTTTACATCATCGGTCACAAGTTCTGGCGGCACAAACTTACCACTTTACTATTCTTTAGCATTCATTCAGAAAGCCTAAAATGTCTGATATTGATTTGGTCAAGTATGGGGTGCTTTGGCAAAAAGTTGAATCTATGGAATCCAAGATTGACAAAATGGAAACTCAACTTGAAACGCTGATTGAATTGGCCAACAAGGGGCGTGGTGGCTTTTGGATGGGCATGGTGTTTGTGTCAGGCATTTCTACATTTTTTGGTTACATTTCCCATTACTGGTCAAAATGAAATGGACGATTGCGATTGTTTTAATACTTTCGCAAGCGTCATCTACTGAATACCGTTGTGTAAGGTGGGCATGGACGGGTGATGTTTATAACCGCAAAGTTGTTTGCCTACAGTGGGAAAAGGTTGTACGGAAATGATAGACCCCATAACAGCGCTAGAAGGTTTACAACAAGCAATAGGACTTGTTAAGAAAGCAAGTAAGGTCGCTAACGATCTTGCGGGGCTGACCCCCATGATTGCTAAGATGTTTGATGCCAAGAGCCAGGCGACACGGGCAATGGTGGAGGCCAAACGGTCAGGCAACAAATCTAACTTAGGTGCAGCGCTTCAGATTGAAATGGTTTTAGATGAAGCCAAGCGTTTTGAAGCGGAGTTACAAATGCTCTTTATGCAATCTGGCCGCATAGACGTATGGCAAAAGATTAAAGAGCGTCAGCAACAAATGGACATTGAAGATGCTCATTTAGCCCGTCAAGCCAAAGCTGATGAAAAAAAACAAAAAGAAGCTGAAGCCGAACAAATGCAATGGGCGGTTGCCATTGTTATTATTGTTATGTTTATTGGCGCAGTAGGATGGGGCATTACTGAGATTTCAGAAGTTTGCGCTCGATCAAGGTGTGGGCGGTGAATGAGTACCAAAAGCAATTTGACCTGTTTCTCAAAGTCTTTGTCAGGCTTTGCATTGCTTGGTGGGTGCTTGGCCTACTCCGCTTTTTGCCTGATGACTTGTCGGACAAGATTGTTAATAAATTACTTGGAATGATTGGACTGTAATGCTATCTTTATTTTCTACCCTTGGTGGTTTGCTCATTTCGGGCTTGCCAAAGTTATTAGACTTTTTTCAAAACAAAGATGACCAACGGCATGAGTTAGCTTTAGCCCGTGTTCAAGTTGAGTTACAGCTACAAATGATGGCTCAAGGCTTTGCGGCTCAAGAACGCATGGAGGAAATTCGCACAGATCAGATTGCCATGCAGACTGATGCCCAAATGACAGAAGCCGCTTTAAAACATGATGAAAAGATTATGGAAAGGGCAAGCACTTGGGTGGTTAATTTTGTAGGGACTGTAAGACCTATTGTGACTTACATCTTTATCTTTGAACTTTGTGCAATCAACGCATGGATTGCTTACTACGTTTACACCAGACCCAGCTTAGTCAACAACATGGATGATCTGATTCGTGTTTCCGACATTATCTTTTCCTCAGACGAAATGGCTATGCTTGGAGGAATTATCGGGTTTTGGTTTGGCTCACGTTCATGGGCTAAGAAATGAAAATCAGCGAAAAGGGCGAACATCTGATGCACTTCTTTGAAGGCTACAGAAACAAGCCTTATCGGTGTTCTGCGGCCATTTGGACTGTTGGATGGGGTCACGCTATGTATGCAGACCAATTAGCCTTGCCAAACGTCCGCAAAGAAGGTTACACAGGGCTTATCAGGTCTGACTATCAACTAAAAGAAGGGGATGCCCGTGTTTGGTCTAAAGATGAACTGGTCGATTTGTTCAAAGTTGACATCAATACTTTTGAACGTGGTGTTCTTCGACTTTCTCCTACTCTTGCTAATCATCAAAGCAAATTCGACGCTGTTGTTTCTTTTGCGTACAACGCAGGGTTAGGGAACTACCAACGGTCAACCATTCGCATGAAGGTTAACCGTGGTGAATGGGAAGCCGCTTCAGAAGCCTTTATGTCGTGGACTAAAGCTGGTGGTAAAGAGGTGGCTGGATTGGTAAAGCGCAGAAAAGCAGAAAAGGCTTTATTTCTTAGCTGACCTGATAAACACAGAAAAGCTATCAATTGTGTCTTTGCCAAAAGAAAGCGCCTCTAAGCGTTTAACGTAGTCATCAAGGGCATCGTTCCAACCAGCGTCATAAGCAGCGCATACAGCGTCTATAGAGGCTTCTTGAGCGCCTGTCATGCGTAGCAAACTAATTAGATCGTCTTTGGTCATGGTTTTGCCTTAGATGTTTTCCCGTGATTCTAGCAATCCAACAAGATTGGCAAATCCACTTATGCCCCATGTCAATCCCCCCCTCTGGCGGTTTGACTTCATCACACTTATTACAAGAACGTAATCTGTGAACGGGCTGATTGCTTCCTAGTTCGATTGGGTACATTGCCATTCTCTTTCATTTCTGCCTGAATTTGATTTCACGGTGTTGCCTGTCAATTGGATAAGCCCAATTACTTTCATTTCGTTCAACCGCCTGGCCACTTGATTGGGGTCTAAGTCTGTACGGGCTGAAATGCCATCTTTGCCCAAAGCACCGTGTTTTTGGAGGCAATCCAAGATGGTTTGATGGTGTTGGGAAACAGCGTCTTTAATCGACTCTGCTGCCTCAAATGAGGTTATAGGATCATTTGCACGAACTCTTGGGAATTCGGGCATGGCAAAAATGCGTTTAAATGTTTCTTTATAGTCCATGATGTTTCCTTGTTGGGTGGGGGTACTAACTGCTCGTCTGCAAGCCAAAAAAGACCTTTGCACAGCGTTCCCCCCGTTAATCAGAATGGGATTTCTTCATCGTCCCGTGGCAAACCTTTGTATTCCTCTTTTGGCTTGGGAGTGTTTAGGTATGCCCAACCGTTCCAACCGCCATCGGGAAGTGGAATGCTATCAAGTTTAAGCATTGGCCCATTCTTTGTTTCAATGACCGAGCCAATGGTTTGATAGCGTGATTTTTCCACACCATCTTTGTTTTTGTATTTTCCCGACACAACGGTGATTTCGTAAAGTTTAGACATTTTTAATTTCCATAAGTTGAGCAATTTTGATGTCAAGTTCATTTAAGAATTTGACAATTTCTTCTTCCATTAGTCTGATATACATATTGTCCCTTGGGACACGTTTAACAAACAACTGAAGTTCTGCGGGCAAACGATTGTCAAAAGACACAAAGTCACACCAGCTGCGCCCTGTGCAAGCCATTTGGAATTGCATCTGGGTGTTGTACTTGCCTGGCACGGTTTGACTAAGCAAAGTCTCAATGTGCGTGGCTGTATTGGGGCATTTGATTTCTAGCAAGCCATCATCACCAACTAGCCCATCAGGGGACGCACCCGCCATGATGATTGAGGGGTGAGGCACAAACCCCACTTCATCAACCAAAACGTCTGCATGAGCCTCATAAGCGGCTCTGGCAAGGGGTTCTGTTTCTGTGCCGTGTTGCATAGCAGCATTGGTAAAACTTTCCCCCTTTTCCCCTGTTAGGCGTTCACACACCAATTGAGCCATGTAGTTGTCACGGGTTGCTGAATACCCTGTTTTGGTCTTGGCAAGCACATCAGCCACACGGGATGCGGTGACTTTGCCAATTCGTGCTGCAAACCATTGGTCTGAGCCTTGATCCATCATTTCAATCATAGTTTTCCCTTTGCTTCATCTTTAGCTGCAATTACTTTGATCTGCCAAGCCTTGTCACCGTCACAAGCTGAGTAAGCTATTTTGTAAGCCAACTTGAGTTCATCTTGCGTCTTGGCATTGTGGATGGCTAGGAATAGGTCTGTCATGCTGTCAGGGTCAATGGTTGACTCAGGCTCTACAAAAGATGGCAGATCGTCACCGCTATACAAATATAGACCGAGGCCATGCAAGCTAAGTGCTTTGGTCATGCAACGCATGATGGCGGTGTTAACTTGAAAAGCATCAGGGCTTTGAATGGCTTTGTTGCGGTGATCCATCACGGGTAATTGG